TCAACTCTTGGATTACCAAGCTTCCAGAATGTTCCTTCACTGCCTGAATCAAGGCGTAAGGCAAAAGATCTACCTCTAGTCCTGAGATCAAGGCGTTCAGTAAATTGTTCCACAGGAACGGTCGTTGTTCTTTCTGTTTCACCAGAAACTGTCGTGCCAAAATTGCTGCCTGGGTAATCTCTGGTTTTGATAGTAAAATCAACAGATGGGGTAAAACCAGAAGTGGAGCCAGTAAAGGTTACATCAGGTATCATTCGAGAGATGTACGCAAATCTGTCTCCATCTCCTATATCAATTGAAGCAGATTCAATATATGCAGAAAAAGCGCCGTTTCCATTATCATCATTTCCGTATTCATGTCCTGTAATAGAACAGTTATATCCCGGATAAGTGCCAAATGTAACATAGTAAGGCTCTACAGCAATTGGATATTGAGCTACGCCCCTGTCTTGCCAAGCCGTTCTAGTAACATCCCCATCCATGTCTCCAAACGTCCATGTTTTTTCCGCATAATTATACGCCACATATCGGTTGTTCTCTGCAAGACCAGTCCCAAAAGGGTCAGAATCAGCGGAAGGATAAAACCAGAATATTTCGTTAAATTCAGAGTTTAGTCCAGCAACAATCTTGTCCTTTTCGGCATAATTTAAATCACTAAAAACTTTAGTTTTAACAGAGCATGGAAGCGTTCTGATCTTACCGTCATAAACATAAAAAGTATCGTCCCCCATCCAAAAAACAATATCTTCCGAAGCTACAGCAGCATTCGGGCTAATTATTGTGATGTTAGATGCAATTTGTTGAATGCCAAAAGTAAATGGAGGGCCAATAAACCGCATTGAGCTTAATGCCGTATCAGTCCAAACCAGAATTTCACGCTTTGTTTCTATCGCTTGAACAAATGTAGACCCAGAGCCAAGGCGAAGCGTTCCAGCAGTATTGGTGGATTCCGGCCACCAATCAACTAAACTTTCTTGACTTGAAAAACGCACGAGAAGGGGGTCTTGAATGCCATTACCTTCCGTTGCGCCAGAAGAAGCGCCAACATCATCTGCGCCAAAAGCAAGAACATGACGATCTCGATCCGACACCATGACTTGCATGCAAAATTGTGGAACGCTCCTTTTGGTTCCCGGAGCATCAACAAGACTAACTGCACGAGACGCAAGTGTGCTTGTTTTGTCCCAATAATATATTTTTGAATTACGGACGTTTGCTAAAAGATCTTCCCCGTAGTTGTCCTGAGACCATAACCGTAAATTCGCATTAACACCAGTTCCAGAACTGGCAGCGTCTCCCCATCCATCTCGACTCCATGTACCCGCGCCCCAGCCAAGACCACCAACAGAGGAATTGAGTCCGATATTGATTTCATAAGATCCTACAACTGAAGAACCTCCATTTCCAGAATCGGAAATTCCTGCACTAAAAAATACCTCTATTTGGTACTGATTTGTATTGATAACATTTTTAACCTCGTAACCAATTGATGAGTTCAACAAACCAGCGCTAATAATTCCACCCAATCCAACGGCACCACTAAAAAATACCCAGTCCCCTACATTCGCCCCGTGGCCAGTGTGGAAAACATTAAGAGTTTTCGAGCCAAGAATTGCGCCAAAAGTCACCGCACCAGCGGCTGTAACAAGCCTATAGGGCGTTATATTAGTGTTGCCGCCACCATATGCGATATACAAGCGCCTGTGCGTTCCAACACCCAAATACTTTTCACCCTGAAGAGCAACCCAAGGGTGAAGAGACCTAGAAAGCCCTACAAAGGAAAAATTAGTATAGGTAGCGCCCTCATAGCTCCATCCGCCTATCTTCTGAGGATAGCCAAATCGGAAGCGAACATTATTGCAATCAACCCATCCCCCCTCATTGGAGTATGAAGTATTGTCGGTATTTATGCCCGGCTGAAATTGTAGCTTTGTCATTGGCATTAGCTTAACTCTTCCGCAGCCTTAATACACTTTACCTTAAAGCATACTAACTTGTCGTTGTCCTGACCAGAAAAAGTCCAAGTCTCTTCCTCTTTGTTATGCGCCCTTCCACAAACAGAACAGACCCCCTCCCCTGTTTCAAAAAAAGATTCCATAAAATCTCCCTGAATTACTCTGTGGGTTCTTCACTATTTAAGTGTGGAGAAACTGAAGGTGATGAAGGTGGCGCATCTGATATTGTTAAGCCTTCAGTCTCAACCAACTCCATAAGCTTTTCATACGCTTCTCTATCAGGCTCGTAGTTGGTCTGAAGTCTAAACTTGTGTCCAACGGTATAATCATCTTCTGCATAGAAAACAGTTGCACTAAGGAAGATAACATCTCCATCTGCGTTTCTGTGCCTCAAAATGTTTCTGTATGTTTTTGTCGCCATTTTGCTCTCCTACAGTCCGGCTGCGTCAAGCCGAGCTTTAAGGGCTTTGTTTTCTTCTTTTAGCTCAAGAATTGCATTATGCAATACTGGTATCATATGCGTTTCGTTTAAAGACAAATTGTCTGGGTTTTTGCTGTTAACAATAACAGAATCTGCCCCTTCTAAAGCAAGAATATCTTGTGCGCTGTATCCGTATCGAACATCGCCAGTGGGGTTACGATTCTCTCTATCATCAACATGTTGATAAGATATCGGCGTTAATTGAGACAAGAAGTCAAGACCGTAAGGAACGGTTCCAATATTCGTTTTTTCACGAATGTCAGATGTAACAGTCCAAGCAACTTTTATATATGCGTTTGTAATGTAATTCCCGCCAAGACATATGTTATTGTCGCTTGTCGTTATAGAGCCGCTGGGAGATCCTGTCGTTCCCGCATTTCTGCCAATAAGAATATTATCGGACGCATCTGTTAACTCATCACCGGCTTCACGACCAATAACAACATTCCCGCCCGCCGCGACAGATGGATTTATAGATTTTAAAGCGTCCAATCCTATCGCAATATTATTAGATGTTCCTGAGGATGTGGACACAGATGGGCCAGCGCCCTCTCCAATGAATATGTTGTTTGCGCCTTGGACTAGGTAGCCTCCAGCATTTTTGCCTATTGAGATGTTGTTGTCAAAAAAACCATAGGTAGTGGTGCTGCTAGAAAGACCGCCATTTGTGTTCGCGCCTATACCAATATTGTAGCCCATAAAACCAGCGCCTATAGTGGCATATTTAGATTGACGGTTGGCATAGTACCCAAGGCTAATGTCATTTCCTTCACTTGAGCTTTCGCGTCCAGCAGAGCGCCCAATTGCGACATTGTTATTTGTCGCGTTATCTACTATTTTTCCAGCTTCATCGCCTATGTAAACATTGTACGAACCGGTATATACGCCTTCACCAGCCTCGTCTCCGAGTGCTATATTTCTACTGCCGGTAGTGGTATAGTACCCAGCCTGATGTCCTATGTAGACGTTATAGCTAGAGCCGTTCATTGTGTATCCAGCTTCTTCGCCGATACAAACGCTCAAAGAATCTGTTTGTGCGTTGAAGCCAGCACGAGCGCCTATAAATACGCTGTCGCTGCCAGTTAAAAACGCCTGTCCCGCATCACGCCCAATGAAAACATTTTCAAACGCACTGGATATATTTAGGCCAGCATCAGGACCAATAGCTACATTGTCATACCCTGTGACCGTTCCGGTCCCCATAGCATCATATCCAATGGCGACATTGTTGTCGCCAGTAGTTAGATATCTAAGGGGACGATCACCAAAAGCTACATTGTAGTTTCCAGTTGCAGCAACGCTAGACGATGCGCCGCCAAGTGCAAACTGACCCACCGCCAGATTATTTGTGCCTTCAGGGAAAATGCCTGTGAGAAGCATGTCGCCAGCTAAAGTGGAAGATGTTGTAACGTCAAGTGTGCCAATTGTGGCGGTTGTAAGGCTAGTGTTGTTTATGAGCGTGGCAACATCGGCTCCAGAACCGCCGCCATCCGCGTAAATAATTCCAGACTCGCTATCTGCAATGGTAGCATTTGTTCCGCTGCCTTGAGTAAAGATAACTGTCTGGCCAGTGTTGTTTTGTACAAAATATATTTTAGATTGATCGTTAGGGCTAATTGTAATGGTGTGTGTGCCGGTAGGAGAGCCTCCCAGCAGAAGCACTTTATAATGACCGCTTGAAAGAGCTGCATCACTTGTGAGCAATGTACTGCTTGTGCCAGATAGCGTTAGTGTGGTTACGCCAGACATAACACGATCAATAATATCGTAGTTTAAGTTGGCGGTTGTACCCCAAGTACCCGCCTGATCCCCACTGGCAGGTTTTTCTATACCAGAATTTATTGTATATGAAGAAGTCATTTAAGCCACCTTATCCGTCCATGTCGCTATTGTACCACCAGCACCTGTGTCTGTCCATGCAGCGCTGTTTGTCGGCGTTACCGTTCCCCAAGACTCAGGAAACGCATCTGGGTTAATCGGCGTCCATATTCCACCAGATGGTTCAATCGGTAGCCATACAGCCTGTTCATCGGGGCTAATAGGCCCCCACAATATAGCACCATCAGTGGTTTGAACAAATACCCCTATTATCTGCGCTGTACCAATTCCTGTGACATTTGCGGAAGATGTCTGCACAAAAACAGGAATCATTGTAGAGCTGGCTCCAGCGATCATAATCCCTGCTGAATCCTGAACAAAAGATGCGATTAAATCTGCACCGGTTGTTGCTATAAGCGCTGCGTTGCTGGTTTGAATAAAATTTGCATCTTGTGTGGACACACCAATCAAAACCAGCGTTGCTACTGAACTTTGATTAAATGCTGCATCTTGCTCAGATATGCCGCTGGCAACATACAGCCCATCAGCCGTTTGGGTGAATGAGGCTATTAGGTCAGCGTCACCTTTTGCAATAAGAGAGCCAGTCGATGTTTGAGTAAAGTTTGCGCTTTGATCAGAAGCGCCTACACCAATCAGATTTCCCGCACTCGTTTGAGTGAAATCAGAAGAGATTTCAACCAAACCAACAAGAGTACCACTGCCAACCGATATCTTGCTGGAAGTTCCTATCATGAAAGCGCTTGCAGAGCCGTCTATGCTTGCCGTTACAGTCTGGAAAAACTGCGACTCTAAAGCGGAAACTCCCGGCTTTATTTTGACTCCGCTTGAATCAATAGCAAAGCTAAAATCTTGACTAGAAGCCCCCTCACGAAGTCTGTTAGCAATGCTTGTCTGAGTAAAGCTAAAATCTTGCGTAGAAACGCCCAGAGCCAGCCTCTCCCCAGAAGTTGTCTGGGTAAAGTTGGCGTCCATTAAGGCGGTTCCCTCAAGCACTAAGCCAAAGGTGGCCTGAGAGATCGCACCTTCAGATAATGCCGAGAAACCTAAAGACACTTACTTTACTTCAGCTCGATTGTCAGATTTGTCGCGTTAATACGGAAGATGTCTCCAGAATCAATTGTTTTGCTTGCATCTAGCGCACCGACAAAAAGAAGATTGCCTGACGTAGCGGCGTCCGCAACAAAAACATGAGTGACAGTATATGCAGCAATACCGCTAGAAGCGCTATACTCAATATTGTTTGTATTTGTCACAGTCTGTGCATCAGTTGCGCCAGAGGCTATTGTCCAATTTGCTGCCGTTACTTGTTGGCGAGCATAGTTGGCATCTTCAGTTGTAGTATTAACTTCAGTTACTGTACCTGCTTCTGGATCAGACGCAGCAGTAGCCAAGCCAATATATATGCTATCGCCCGGAGTTGTGAATGACTCCGAGTTGTTCTTAAAGATAAAATCTAGAACAGCATGCTCCAGATATGTGGTTGCTGCGTTTGATGTTGCCATCGTCTTTTACTCCTTAACTTGCTTCTGCTTTGCTCTCTTCGCTCAAAGAAGCAATAAGAGAGTTGGTGAATGCGTTCTGAGCAGCTTGAACTTGATCAAGTTCAAAGCGTAGCCCATTTGCTTTATTTTGACAAAAACGAATCTGTTCGATCATGTATGACTGATTTTCGTCAAAATCTTCTGGTTTGTAATCTTTTCCGTTTATACTAACAATATTTTCCGACATTTTTAAGCCTTCCAGTAAGTGCGCCCAGCAGCAATGACTTCGTTAATGCGAGTGCAGTCTTTGCCTGCTGTCGTCCACTTGTCATCAAGCATATCTGTTTCCAGCTTCATAACGATATTGCCAACAGATTGCTTTTTTTCAACATCCGTAGCGTCTTCCATTTTTAATCCGGCGATTATACTTTCGATCATGTCACACTCATGCAAGATGCGTAAGAAATCACGTTCCAATTCGTTTACAGCCATTTTTAACTTCCTTGTTCCAGTTGTTGTATTCTAGCCTCTAAGGCTTCACATTTAGCGGATAACTCTTGTACCGCTTTAATAAGTATTGGGTAAGTTCTATTCGGAGCAGCTTCCCATTTTTCTGGATCTTCAAATGAAACCATTCTAGTTCTGCTAGTTGAACTAAAATCCATTTCAACTTCTGCTAACTCTTGTGCAATAAAGCCAATATCTTTTGCTGCACCCATAGAGCCGTCACGCCTATTCCAAGTAAATTCGACAGGACGCATTGCATTTATAAAATCTAATCCATATGGTATGTCTTCGATAGCCGTCTTATCACGCTCATCAGACAGACTTGATATTGAGGTTACATTACATCGTAGGCTGCTTATAGAAGCGTTGCCAAGAGTAATTTGATTTGTTGCCGTAGTAGCAGTTGCGTTTGCCCCATTTCCAAGAACGGTGCAGTTTGAACTTCCTGCGTAAGTAGTTCCAGCATCATGTCCTACGCAGGTAGTATTATTTCCAGTAGTTACAGAAGTTCCAGCATTATGTCCTATACAGGTATTATTGTAACCACTGGTTATAGCAGTGCCGGAAAGATGTCCCACGCATGTATTGTCATAACCGCTACTTAAAGCATCCGCAGAGTATGAGCCAATTCCTACGTTGTCGAGGCCAGTGCCGCCATTGTAGCCTGCTCGATAGCCAACAAAAACGCAGTAATCTCCGCCATCCATATCGTAACCAGATAGCAGACCTACAGTTACGCAATAACTACTGCTACTGACTCCACTGAACTGTGATTGATGACCTATGCTTACCGAAGAACTTCCTGCCCTCGCCTGGTAACCAACACACGTTGAGTTAGCCACGCTAGAGGAATGCATGTCAGAAGAATAACCTATGTTAACATTGTCATCACCAGTGGTTAAAGCATCCCCAGCAAAACCACCCACTGCCGTACAGTATATTGAACCTGTCCCTGAGGAGCCAGAGCTATATCCCACAGCAGTTGAATATAGCCCTGGTCCGAGACTAGGGGTTTCCCACCAGCCAATCGCCGTAACCCCAGTTTGAGATGTGCCACCAAAAGCACCATGACCTATAGCTACACATTTAGTTGCTCCATTGCCTGATTCCCCCGCTTTGTAACCTATAAAAGTATTGCCTTCAAGGAGTGATGTGTTGTTCATTGATGTGCCAGCATCAGTGCCGATGTACATACTTGAGGTATCAGCGGTCTGGGATGCCTTTGTGATCCTGCTAGCGTCAGAAAAATACAACGCTTCAGCACCCGCATCCCATTTCATTCCTAGAGTAGACCCGGCACCTGTAAAGAATGTGACATCTGCGTCATCGTTCCATTGCATAATATAATTGTTGTCAGAAGACTCTCTCATTATGAAGTTAGTGATGCCCGATCCGGTAGCGGTGAAGTACATATAGGGGCCAGTTGAGTTATCAATTTGAAGCGAGTCTGCCTGAACTCTACCATTGACATCCAGCTTATTTGAAGGCGTAGAATCACCAATGCCTACGTTGCCGCTGGTGTCGATGCTGATACCCCCAGTGCCATTGTTTGTTAATGTGCCGGACAGGTAGAGTTTTTTGAAGCGAAAAGTGCTTATGCCTAAATCAATGAAATTATCAACTATCCCTCCAGACCCATCACCCGGTAGTATTGCATCATAGCCAATGGTTCCAGACAATCCTGCTCTACTGCTATAGTTCACACAAAGTGATGACGCCCGTGCCGCAATACTACCCACAGTGGTGCCGTCTTTGCGAAATTCTTGAATGGTCCCGTCCGAACTATTGCGACCTAGCCCAAGAGCATAGTCTCCATTGGCAACAAAGATGTTTTGTGCGCCGCTTGCGGTAAACTGTGCGCCGGTATTCGAGTAGCCTGTTGCGGTTCGCCCGACCATCACGGTGCCGCTGTCGTTGATGCGCATACGTTCTGTGTTGTTTGTACCTATAGCAAGCTGACTTGAGTTGGTACTATTATGTATCTGGTAAATGAACGAAGCATTGTCTGCGTCACCATAAAAAGTAATGCCGTTGTGACCAAAGTTGCCAGTTCCAGCACTATATCCAGTATCTATCCGCAAGCCGCCATCAATCACACCACCAGAATAAACACCAGTAACTGCTTTGTGTATTTCTAACTTGTCAGCAGGACCACTCGTCCCAATGCCCAAACTCTCCGCACTCGCATCCCAGAAGAACTTTGCGTTTCCAGAGGTGTCGTAGAAGGAGATATCGCCAGTAGCGTGGTCAATAAGCTGTCTTAGAACAATAGAACTTTTTGCGTCATTTATAGTCTCTATTCTGAAGTCACCAACACTTGTTCGTAAACGTGTATTTACATCAGTAGTGTCGCTTTCCATTAAATATATTTCTGGTGAAGCTGACGAAATCTCAACATCACCATCAACAGTCAACCCATCAGCCGTCACAGTGCCAGTTACATCCACACCGCTGCTGTCGATGCGGAGGCGTTCTGTGTTATCGATTTGAAATTCAATCGTTGAGTTTGAGGCTACATTTGCGTCATCTGCGCTAATAACTAAGCGGCTGTCTAAATATCTAAACTCGCCATAATCACCAGAAACTCCAGTCGTGTCAGTTAGTCCAATTCGTACATCATTGTCGTGTAAATCTAGAGTGTACGCAGGACTTACAGTACCCACGCCCAACCGCTCCGCACTTGCATCCCAGAAGAACTTTGCGTTTCCAGAGGTGTCGTAGAAGGAGATGTCGCCGCCATCGTCAACACGCATATACTGGTTGCCTTTGACGTTCACAACAAACCCAGAGTTACTTCCCTCGCTGTTTTTATCAACATTAATTGCTAGATTGCCAATCCCAGACTGACCATCAATTTCGTGGTCAACGCCTGTGTCGCTGTCAGTTAACGTGATATAAGGGTCAGAAGTACTTATTGTCAGCCCATCAGCCGTAACAGCTCCAGTGACATCCACATTTCCACTTGCGTCTTGAAAGACGTACTTTTCAGCAGGAACGGTACAGAAAATAGTTTTGTCGCCAGCCGTCCAGTTAACCGCTGCATCAGAGTTTGTTGACTGCAAAATAGTGGTTCTAGCGAGAGTTGTACCAGAGGCTGTGTATGTGCCGATACCGATCTCAAAATCCGTGCCATCAGTACACGCATAATAAGTGGTATTGCCGTCACCTATTTCGGCAAAAGACTCAAAACCATCTTCCGCACCAGCAAGGGTGTATGTCCCCGTGCCAGTCGTGGCAGTGGTTTCTTTTACTCTGTCTTTAATAAGTAAAGCCATCTAAATACCTTTATGTCCGAGGTCTTTCAGGAAGACCTCTTCTGTAGGCGTCACTGTTTTCTCTAGCTTCAGCCAAATCTTTCAGGCGCTGTATTTCCTGAATAAATCTTTGCTCATACAACTGCATCATATCAGCCTCACCCTTCATATATGTATAAGCCTCCACGAGAGATCCGTAAAGTAGAGCGTTTGGAGCATTGGTGCTTAACCAAGTGGTGTCTCCATCTGCGCCTGCCGTTATGCTGGCCGGGCGATAATAATAGTGAAGCTCTGCGTCATAATTTTGATCAGGGGTTGGCCCAAATATAAAGTTATTCACATCAAAAACACCATAATATTTTGGTGTTCCGTTTGCATTTACTGAATTGGAATAAGACTGAACAAAATTAACATCCTTAATTAACAAAAAGTCTTTGTAGCCCGCAGATGTTATTTGAACAGAAAATGGAGCCAAATAATCAGTTGGCACTGATAAATATGGATCTCCAGTAGTTAACTGAGCCGATGCGTTTTTGCGAAAAAGCTCAAGATCAACAACGGTAAATATTCTGTCTTCAGCGCCTCTAATAAAAACAGGCAAATTTGTAACAAAAGATGTTTCTGTATAATCAGTAAAATCTTGAATCGCTGTTTTTAATTGTCCGTAAGTAAAGCTCATTTAATTCACCAATGTGACTGGGCCAGCACTGGAAATGCCGCCGCCACCTCTTTTGTCACCCTCTGTGGCAGTTCCAGAACTTGCCACAAATGTGTATCTGTTGATATCAACCACGGTAATTGAGTAGCCGCTAGCATCTTCAATTACAGCAGATGTAAACCCGTCAAATGGATCTACATTTCTGAATCTTACTACATCGCTTGTTGATCGTCCATGAGACGGCTCAAACACAGTAATTGTGGTTGAGCCAGATGATCCTGTTAAAAACGCATTCAAGCCCAAGAGATGTTCAACCTCTGGAGCCACCCTACTATCCGGCCTTGGGTCTCTTAACGCTTCTGCGTCTGGAGGATGTCTTGTGACCTCTAGCTGTGGGTGTTTTGCTTCCCACTCATCTTTTCCAACAAGCAGGCCGTTCCACTCTTTGCGCATATCACGAAGACGATAACGAAAACCAGACCTGTCTGATATTCCGTAAGCGTCTTTGCCGGAAGCGAACCTCGCCATAGCTAAATCCTATAATACTGAAGATTAGGAGTCACATTAAACGAAGCCCTATCCCTGTCTTCTGATTGCGCTCTATCAAACTCCTCATCATAAATGGCTTTCAATACTTGAATGCGATCAGGGGCTTTTTTAATTGCAAGATAATAAGCAAGACCGGCAGCTAGGCACGGATAAAATCTAAATGGCATTTGCATTGTATTGTTATAATCGTCAGCATCATCCATTCTGGTCAAGCAGTCGTAAACAATAATATCAGTACTATTTTCAGGCACAGGCCACAATTTTATTACTGGCGTAACTTGACGATCTATAAAGAATTGAGTTGGTCTAGCCTCTGTTGTTTTGGACGGTATAGATAAATACTCATCTCGACTAACCCTATCCATTGAGTAGTCTGTGCCGCTTCTGCGCAACGATGCTGACAATACATCAATAACATCTGCGCCAAGAGTATAATTTCCGGTTCCCTGAACAAGAGCTAGTGTGCGCTGTTCAATTGTCCACTGGTTTAAGCCACGGTTTGCCCAATCAGCGAGCATCAAGTTTAAAGATCTGCGAGCTGTTTTTAGATCGTACCCTGTACGAACTTCTAAGCCGCAGCGCTCAAAAGCCTCTTCAATGTAATCACTTACATCAAGCTCAAAATTAGTAGACCCTGATACGGCCATTTATTTTTTCCTCTTCAAAGGCTTAACGCGCCTTGGCTTCCCTGCTGGCTGACCTAGACGCTTCTTCTGCGATATTCTACTACGCTTTTCGGCTGCTGTCATCTCTCCGCTTGTTTTCGGGGTCTTAGAAGACACACGCTTGGAGGGGCGACAATATGGAGTACCCCGTTTTTCACCCTTGCTACGCCCACACGCTTTCCCCGTGCGAACATCCTTCCAGTCCTCTTTGAACCATCTCTTGAGAGCCGCTCCTTTTTTAGTCTTTCGTACCGCCATATTTCTTCCATACCTACAAAACAACTGCGAATAAATAAACAAACAAACCAATAGACATAATAACAACACCAGCGACAAGGACTATTTGCTTCATTGTTTCTTCAAATTCTTTAGCCTCTTGTAGCTTTTTTCTACGTTCAGCCGCCGCTGCCTCTTTAGCTTCTTGTATACGTTTAGCTCTTTCAGCAACAATACCTTTCCACGTTCCGTGACCAAATCTCATATCGACTAAAGTAGCTACTTCTTGCAACTTTTCCGCCGCAATTTTGGCGTCTATCATTTCTTTTGCAACAGTGTCTACGCCAAATTGATCGCCCAATCCGCCACCGGCTTTTTTGTTTCTGGCTTTTTGAACTTCTTTTTCCCCACGAAAAAGATCGTCAATAT